GTAGCCGACCGAGCTAAAAAAACCCCATCATTGAGCGCGCCCTTACGTAGGTTACATTTTTTACACAGGACACGAAGGTTGTCTAACGAGTGATCGCCTCCAGACTTGCGTGGAATCACATGATCAATGTGCATTTCACCCTCATCAGTACCACACACCTGACAGAAGCGACCATCGCGCTTGAACACACGTTCACGCTGCTCTCTATACCTACGAGAGTTCAACTTATCTAATGCCAATTCTTAGCCTTCCAATGATCGTATGCTTTGCATGGATTTGAGTAACGATGCTCGATGTAAGCCAAGCCCCATCGTACCTGAGTATAACCATCCTGATCTCTTAGCCACTCACTTCTACCTTGAGGTATTCCATAGTGTGAGCCATTACGAGCTTTAGGATTCCATGCTGATTCTTTACCATATAACTTAGATAAGCATTTATATTGCTCATAGTCATAATGTAATAGATGTAATGCATATTCTTTATATGTTACATATTGCATTGGTTTAGATCCACCTGCATCAGGCATGATGCATAGAGCTATCCCAATAGCTACTAGCACCCCGCGAGCTACGCCCCTAAGGGGCTCGCGGTGAGCCTTTGAGAGGCTCTGCCCAGATAGCGTACCATCGCTGTCAAATTCATTTGTATAAGTCCTGCTCAGAGCGGTGTTTCGTTTCAAGATTACCTCCTGTGGATAACTTCTGTGGATAACTATTTATCCGTTTTATAGAAGCCTTTACCCTTAAATACTGCTGGAGTAGCTGATATAACTTTGACCATCGGTTCATTACAATAGTTGCACAAAATCATTGGTCGATTGTCCCATCCATGATTGATCTCTTGACTAAGATTGCATCGTGCGCATTTGTAATCATAGGTTGGCAAGTTAAGCACTTCCTTATCATGTATGACCCACATCCAGAGCATCGGTCTATGTCTGCCTCAGTAGGTTCTTTGTCTAAGTGACCATATCTTAATATGAGTAGTGGCAAGAGATCCTCAAGTCGGATTATCGCGGCATAATCACGCGCATCCTCACCCTGTCCGTTGAGTCTGATAACCCCAAAGCCTAATTCCCCCGAAATGGCTGTACGGCTTTTCAGCTGTGCTAAATATGCTTTCGGTTGAAATCCAGCGCGGGCTTTGACTTCAACATCGAATGGCACATTAACAATATCCTTGCCACTACCCCTCCCGACAGTTGCGCCTTGCCAGACAGTCGATAGGTACTGTGCGACAACACGCTCTGTGCGGAAACCTCTGTGCTTCCTTGCTTGACTAGCCATGCGCCATGTAACCCAATGCAACGCCACCAATGAACAGGCATAAGACTAGAAAAACTAACAGCTGCTCTTTCTCATCCATTGACTGCCTTGCACTTTCTGCATTGCCATGCTCCGACTATTGGCTGATCATTTTTGAACTTAATCTCTGCAACAATGTCGTGTGCTTCTGTAGGCTCATTGCACAGCTGACAGTTAATAGTGTCAAACAACGGGACATCTTCTAAGTTAGTCCACACCCCAGTTGTTTCATCAAAATACTCTACGTGTCCCATTTATACTCTCGCCTTCTGTGGTTGGAACTTTCCATCAGACCCAAGGTTGTACCACTTGGTAGGGCATCGATGAGCTGATGAGATTGCTGTGTTGCAGAAGTAACCACCCCAAGCCTTGCCATTCTTTTCACCCTCACGCCATTGCATGTGTCCATGCTCGCATGATGGAGCTTCTACTGCCTCACCTGTTCCCATGATTGCAGCTACATTCTCCATAGCCTTCTCGAGCGTGACCGGTGCATCGACTACTTTGTTATATTGATTGACAGGCGTAGTCCAATAATCCTGCTCTGCTGGCTCTTTATCTGCCTTACGGATAGCAGTTTCTAGATCTTGAACAGATGGCTTAGGCGGCTTAGCAGCTACTACCTTGCTCATTTCCTCTCGGCTTGGTCTCTTTCCTTTAGGCGCATAACCTGCATTTGCAAGTGCTCGGCCGATTGCCGAAGTCTCGCAATTCTCCAATGCACTAGTCTGATTAACACCTCGGCTAGTAACTGTTTCCTCAGCGTACCCTGTTGCCCACGCGACAACATCTGCTGAATCTTTGTACAGATAAGCTTTAACAATGTATCGAGTTGCCTCGACAACTTCCAACTCAGTTGATATGCGAAACGCTGGATAGTCTTTAATAAACTTTTCAAGTCTTACCTCCACAGGCTCGTAATCGGCTAGGTTAAACATAAAGATCGTTCTCCTCCGTTGCTAATTGTCCTGCGAGTGCGCCATAGCTGCATAGGTCAACCCAGTTGTCGATGTGTTGAGCTGACTGATTAGTCCTTGCAAGCTTAACAAGGACCATGATCCCCGCCACTTGATAGTCGTGAATTGGTGTTTGTAAGTATGCGCTAAGCAGCATTGCGGTGTGTTGCAGGTTATCCGCAGGGTGACCGTATGATAACCCACGCTCACGGATCGTATCGGTTGCTGTAAGTAGGATTTCATTAGCGCGCATCTGTTGTCACTCGCTGAAATGACTTAGCCACGATTAGACCCTCGCGCTTGCCTTCGTTAAAGCCTTTAGCCCATCCAACTAAATACCACAAAGCATTAGCTAATAAAAGCAAGATGATCATTGGCATCTCGAAACTCATTGTATTTCCTATCTGTGCCAATGCCCTTGATTGGCTACAGAATTAGTGTGACAGAACTGTTCGACTAATCAAGCACATTTGTGTAACGAAACGATAACGATTATCTTGGTCGGCCGTAAGACTTTCCAGCCACAATGAATGTGCCGTCCTTTTCAATGTTAATCAGATCTACCTGGACTTTCGCCTTGTTCACATAGATGATGGCGAAAGCCTGTTGCCAGTTAGCAACGCCCTTCGTGTAATGGGCTTGCTTAAAGTCCATGAGATTACCTACCTCGACACCATGTAAAACACGCCCTATACGCCCTCCAGAAGCCTCTGAGAAGGCCGAACGCCCTGCTCTATGCGTATGACCTGAGATGACATTCTTCCCATGCCTACGAGCCGCTTCAAGGGCTGATAAGCCCCCCTGTGGTTTCATGGGTGTGTGGTCTCCATGTACAGCGATCCAGTTAGGCGCAATCGGCATAGGGTTCTTGTGAAAGGTAATGCCTAGCTCATCGAACTTCATGAACTTCTCAAAGCGCAACTCTGGTAATGCCCCGAATGCAGGGACTTTAGCCATGATGATGTTATACAGGCGATCTGTGTGATTAGATCTTATGCAATCTGTTACGCCTAAATCCCAGAGAAGCTGCACAGCCTCATTGCGGTCATCATCTAGGGTCTGAGCATAACTGCCCATGCGCCCTTCTTCCCACTTGCTGATCTGCGGAAGGTCGATCTCATCGCCAATAGTCACGACTTGATCTGGCTTAAACTTAGAGATAAAGCTTGCAAGGTTACGGGTTGCAACCCTGTCATGGTAAGGGACTTGTAAGTCCGAGACTACGACTATTCGCTTAATCGTCATCCTCATCTTCGTAGTTGCCGAACTTCTCTGGCTCGACAGGATCTGGCAAGATCCAATGCGGATAGGCTTGAGGCTCTGTAATCATGAACATAGCTACATCTTCTGCAAAACCTGCACGCTTGAGAGAGCAGAAGTATTCATAAAGCCCAATGCAATAAGCATCTAGCTTTGAGTAGCCTTGTTCCTCAAGTGCCTTAGTTGCTTTTCTTGCCATGAGAAAATTATCGCTCTAGAAGTATGTTATAGATCTCATCGACACGCGAATGCAGTCGCTTAATCTCTGTTAGTAAATGGGTAATGACAAAGCCTGACAAGCCACCAAGCGTGACTAGCGTAGCGATGTAGAGCTGAAAGAAATCTGTCTGTGTCACTTTTTAGGGCTCGCGTATCCGAATACACCTGATAGCACAGCCCATAGGATTGCGCGGTAATCTGCCTCAAAGTTTGATGATGCCCAAGCTGCTAGAAATGCTCCAGCTGCTAGATATACAGGATGCTTGATCTTCATTATTCTCCACCTAACATAGATACTTGAAAAAAAGCACCATCATTGTCAGCCGTTTTCTTAAACGAGACATGCATGTGCTTAACGTGTTTGTTAGCCCCTGTGTACTTGCGCCACTTCCAGTTAAGGATGCTGGAACAAATTCGTCCATCGAAAATGATGTAACTAATACGCTTGTCCGCTTTTGACTTTGATAAGGCACGAAGCTGATCTGCAAGATCGCCCATGATGTCGGGCTTGCTTGACTTGAACAGGTCACGATCGACATCAATGGCACGAACCCAGCCTTGCTCATCTGGATTATGATCAGACTTGCGAGCAGCGTGTCTGGTATCACCAATCCAGCCATCCGATAGCCTGTCACGATCTGGGAATGAGTCATCGATCTGCTCCCTTAACTGGATAGCAGCCTTAGAAAGCTTTACCTTCATCCAACTAAAAGCTTCGCTTCATCTTCTGTTAGTCCTAGACGCTTAAGAAGTGCAGCTTTTGCTTGTGCTTTTGCTGCAAGCTCTGCAATTTCGGCTTCTTTTGCCATTGATGCATCGTCTTGAGCCGATTTTAAGTAGGCGGCTTCATCTTTTGAAGCTTCTCTTTGCTTGCTTTCGCCATTTTCTGAGTATGAAATAAGCACAACATTCTCCTTAGCTGTTTGGTATGCCATAGATAGAAATCGTTCCGGTTACTGTGCCTGAACCCGGATAAACCGTCAGACCTGTGAATGATGTTGCAGCGTTGAAACCTATATCAACAAAGTTTTGCTCAATCGTATCTGTGAGAACAGATGAACGTGCTTGACTGTGTTTTGTTTGTGCCAAGAACGGAGCAATAAAAAAGCCAGTCGTTGATATTCTGGAACCGCTTGATCTAGTTGGTCCTAATCTGCCAAGTGTTTGACCAGTTGCTCGACCGCCTGTATAAACTCCATTGCTAACATCATAAATTGCGCGATTGTAATTGGTAGTAGTGTTATCTGCTCCGCTTACTCTGTAACGATAGTTTAAGTCGCTATCGGCAGTTCCCGTATAGTTAGCGACGAACATGTAATTAACATAAGTTGAGGAAAAAGAATCGCTGCAATCTATGCTTGATGATGAAGTAAAATCAACCTTTTTTACAAGTGTCATTCCGCCACCTGCGGCAGTTGCCCACTTCATTCCAGTTGCCTCAGCAGAATCTGCGGTCAAAATTGTGCCATTAGCACCTACTGCCAATCGAGCTGGAGTGTCATTGGCTGTAGCAGCAATTAGATCACCCTTCGCATCAACGATAGAGTTCTGGATAGCGTTAGAATCATCTTGCGCAACCCATGAGAAGTCCATGTCTGTTCCAGATGCCTTGGCTAAGACTTGACCTGTTGTGCCGCCCTTAAGATCGACCAATGATGAGTCAATAGCATTGACCGCTGTGCGGATTGCCAAGGCTCCATTTTTGACTAGGTCGGTATTGTCTGGCTCTGGCCAGCTAAAATTCGGACTTGTTGCCATTTATGCTAGTACTCCTGTCGCGTTGTTCCAGTCAAGTGTAGCAGTTACACCTGTCCAAATTACTGAGGTTGGTATGATTGTTTCCCATTGTGTGGTAGAGAGTGAGAATTCCGTCGCCGTAATGTAGAGAGTGAGATCCACAAAAGTAGGGGTTGCCCTAAGAGCGATGTTTTCGACAAAGCCCTCAAAAGTACCGCCTAAAAGGTTAGATGGTAGATTGTTGATAATCACAGGCTGACCAAAAAAGATATTGATAAGGCTGTCTAAAACAGCAGAAGGCAGGTCTGGATTATCTAGGCGGAAGGTGATAGCCTCAAGAGAACCTTTAGCCGTCTTTCGCAGATTAAGCTCTCTGTTGCCAATATCGGTTATGTCGACAAGGTTCTTGATGTTTGACTCAAAGGATCGCTCATATAGCCCATAAGTGGATATCGAGGTCGGCTCTGATGTGCTGTAGGTAGAAGCGTATCCTGCCCCGTATTTATAGATCAGGCTGTTACGAATGCGGTTTGTTTGAGTTGTTGATCGAATGGTGTTAGGACTTGCATAAGAGCCGTTAAGAGCCGTGTAACCATTAGCAGCTAGATAATTGCTGCGATGGTCCGCATCATCATAAGAAACCAAGCCATTCTTTTCTTCATGCATTTGACCGAGTGCACTGTTGGCAATCTGATCTGTCAACGTATTTGACTTAGCCGTAGCCGATGCCGATAAGTTAATCATGGTGTAGAAACCTGAGTCGATGTCTCCAATGTAAGACTCGGCATCTGCCCATGTAGTAGTTGCTGGATAAGTTGCCCATGTCAAAGTCGGTGTCACTTCGTCCCATGTCAGATTGAGGACTTGATCCACAATCGCTGCAATCTGTGCCCCATCTAATCCTTCTGCAAGGGCTGTGTTATAGACAGATTTAGTAAGCTTGGCTAAGTAGCCTACGCCCAAGATCCTGCCGTAAGTAACATAGCCTGTTTCCTCTGGGCTTCGTACCCCGATGGAGAAGTCCGAAACCTCGCCGCCGTACATGGTGACATACGTCCCAGCACTATTCTTAAGTTCTAAAGTAATTGCATCTGTGACATTGATAGTGAAAGGTGTGCCATCTGTGTTGATGATGTCTACTTGGCAGTAACCTGCTGTGCATTGTTTATCAATGTCTAGCCGACCAGCCGAGAAAGATACAGCCGTGACAGTCGTGTAGACATCATCACCAACAGTTACACGCCATTCAGGAAGCCAAGTCATTACTCGAACCCTGCAACATCTACAGTGCCGCGATTGCTAGCACTTCTAATAATCTCTACTACCTTTTCTGCCACAGCATTCGGGTCAGTAAAAGGATCGCCGCTTACAGTCACTTCAATCTTAGTTGTGTTGCCACCCGTTGAAGCTGCTGCCGCCGCGGCTTCTGCTGTTCTAAATCCTTCTAAAGTAGATACATTACCTGCTGCTGCTGCTGCTGCTTTAGCAGCTGCTTCTGCGGAAGCTTTAGCAAGAATACCTGCAACCGTTTCGGCTGCTGTTTTGTTAGCAGCATCAATAGCATCTTGGGCTGCCTTGGCTGCTGCTGCTGTGCTTGCAGCAGTTTCCGCATTAAGTTTACCTAATGTAGTAAGGGCTTCCGCTTGAGCTGTTGCTATTGCATCTGCCGAAGCTTTGTTAGCCGCGGCAATAGCCGCTGCGCTGGCTGCTGCGGCTTCCGCTGCTGCCTTAGAAGCTGCCGTAGTTGTCGCTGTTAATGCAGCATTAGCGGCTGCCGTTGCAGCTGCTGCATTAGCTGAGGCTGTGCTGT